CATCTTCTAAAGGTTTAACTATTACGTTATCAAATCCAGATGATCTTAAATCTTTTGCAATGTCGTATGCTTTTGTTGTAGCATCTCTATCTAAACATATATATAAATTTTTATAAGGTCTAATATGATCTTTGTGTGTTGATTTTAATTTAGTACCCATGAGTGCAATACCTGTAAGCACATTAGATACAGCACAAGCAGAAGTGCAATCCTCTACAATTACAGCATCTTCACAGCTACCACACTTAAAAGGTACATCTTTATTGCCATACATGTACCACTTTGGAAACTCTTTTTTATTTAATGCTCTACCAACTGCACCAACTATTTTATGTGTATGATTATTTTTAATTAAGAATACAACTCTATCTTGTTGTACATCATATTTGATATCTGCTCTAGCCCAAGCCCAAGACTCCCAACAATTATTATCTGATATCCAATGCATTGCATTGTTATTAGAATACAATGATTGAAAACTATCTGGGATTATAAACTCTTCATAAACTTTTACATTATTATTTTGTTGAAAAACTTTTTGTACATACTGCATATCTTTTTGTCCTTGCTGTCTTCCCTTGGCACTGCAAGACGCATGGAAACAGTACCAAGAGATTTTGTTATCGCTAGTGTCTATGGA